TTATATTTTATACACACAAACCACTTTGTCTTCTATAACAGTGTTTTATTCGTAGGGTAGTTTCATGCACGCATATTATAACATAGGCGGTAGTGTACGTAAGCCGGATAATATGCCCGCTAGAAACAAAAAAAACTTTCGACCTACTAAATCCGGTGCGGGCATGACTTCAGCTGGAGTAGCTTCGTATAGACGTAAAAATCCCGGCAGCAAATTACAAACAGCTGTTACTGGAAAAGTAAAACCCGGAAGTAAATCTGCTAAAAGGCGTAAGTCGTTTTGTGCTAGATCAGCGGGCCAAATGAAGAAATTCCCTAAAGCAGCTAATGATCCTAATAGCCGTCTTAGACAGGCTAGAAAACGTTGGAGATGTTAAACGTAGAAAAAAGAGGAGTTTGATATGCCCCAAGGACCGGGAACTTACGGCAGTAAACGTGGCCGCCCAAAAAAATACAAAAGCCAAGGTTTAGTGCGAACTGGAGAGGCAGATATACTTGCAGATATAGAAGCACTTCCCCAAGCTCAAGAAGCACCTCCCCAAGCTGAAGAAGTTCCACCTTTGGGAGGTATTTCTAGTCGTCCTGAAGGGGCAATAGATATTCAGGCTGGTAATGTGGATAGACCAACGCTTAGTGATTTTAGTATTGAAGCAGGAGAGGAAGATATTCCCGGTAATACATTTGAGCAAAATATAGCTAAACAGCTGAAAGCGCAGGCTGAGAAAAAGAAAAAGAAAAAGAAAAAGAAAAAGAAAAAAATGGGTGGTGGTATGATTAAGTACAACAAGGGCGGTAAAGTCCGCGGTGCAGGTATTGCACGGGGGGTTCGTCCAGCTAAGATGATTCGTATGAAGGGTTCTTAATCTAAATGGCTACGTCGGGTACAACAGCATTTAATATAAATTTTACGGAGATAGCCGAAGAAGCATATGAACGTGCTGGTAGTGAAATGCGTTCGGGGTATGATCTACGAACTGCCCGGAGGTCTATGAACTTACTTACGATAGAATGGCAGAATCGTGGGATTAATCTATGGACTATTGATAGTGGTACTGTAAGCCTTACAACAGGTACATCTCAATATACTCTTCCCGCGGATACTATAGATCTTTTAGAGCATGTTATACGTACTGATAGTGGGGATACTAATAAACAATCAGATATAAGTATAAGTCGTGTTAGTGTTAGTTCTTTTTCATCAATACCTAATAAGTTAACGCGTGGCAGGCCATTACAGATGTGGATCGAGCGTTTACGTGATGCTCCACGTATAAACATATGGCCCGTGCCCGACAGTAATGATTATACATTCGTATATTGGCGTATGCGTAGAGTAGAAGATGCTGGTAACGGTGTTGAAACTGCCGATATGAATTTTCGTTTTTTACCTTGTTTAGTGGCGGGGCTTGCTTACCAACTTGCCATGAAAGATCCCACACTTGCTGAAAGATTATCTATATTAAAAGGTGAATATGAGGCGCAGTTTGAATTAGCGGCTGGAGAAGACAGAGAAAAGACCTCTGTACGGTTTGTACCCCGCGCTATTAGGGTGTAATTATGTCCACAAGATTCGCATCTGGTAAGAATGCTATAGCCGAATGTGATGTATGTGGATTCCGCTATAAATTACATCAACTTCGTAGTTTAGTTAAAAAGGGTGTTTCTACTAGTATAAAGGCTTGTCCTACTTGTTGGAATCCAGACCATCCACAGAATGAATTGGGTAGATATCCTGTGGATGATCCACAGGCAATTAGAAATCCTAGACCTGATTTTGCAGGTTATGCACAAAGTAGAGCACAAGTAATCCCTGTGCCTCATTCCAGACCCTTCGGTCAGCCTCCTTTAGTTGGAACTGGATTTATAGGTCAAGTTATAGTATCTACTAGCTAGGAGCTAGGCGGCATATGAATTACACAGAATTAAAGACTAACATTCAAGATATCTGTGAAATGACCTTTACAGACGCCCAGCTTGCTTTGTTTACAGACCAAGCAGAACAAAAAATATATAATACTGTTCAATTTCCCGCGCTTCGAAAAAATGTTACAGGAAATTTAACTAGTAGTAATAGATACTTAACCTTACCTACAGATTTTTTGTACGTGTATAGTCTAGCTGTTCTGGATAGCAGTAGTGTCTACACATATCTTGTTAATAAAGACGTTAATTTTATACGTGAAGCATATCCTAATCCAGCAACTACGGGGGTTCCCGCGCACTACGCACTTTTCTCCGATACTTCTATTATATTAGGGCCAACTCCTAATAGTGGTTACACAATGGAGTTTCATTATGGATATTACCCAGAGTCCATTGTTACCGCGAGTACTACGTGGTTAGGGAATGAATTTGATTCTGCTCTTTTGAATGGAGCCTTAATTGAGGCTGTACGATTTATGAAGGGTGAACCAGATGTAATTGCTAATTACGAGAAATTATATCTACATTCCATAGGATTATTGAAAGTTCTTGGTGATGGGAAGTTACGAGAAGATTCCTATCGTTCGGGCCAATTCAAACAAGCGGTAAGTTAGGAGCAAGTTATGGCAATTACACAAGCAATGTGTACGTCCTTTAAGAAAGAATTGCTAGAAGGAATACATAATTTCAAGAATAGCGGGGGAGATACGTTCAAAATAGCGTTGTATACCTCCAGCGCTACTTTAAGTGCGGCCACTACGGCATATACTACGACTAATGAAGTAGCTAACGGGAATGGATATTCAACAGGTGGTAATACGTTAACTAGAGTTGATCCGACAAGTAGTGGTACCACAGGTTTTACTGATTTTTCCGATAGTACGTGGAGTAGCTCTACAATTACTGCGCGAGGAGCATTAATTTACAATAGTTCGGATTCAAACAAGGCTGTAGCAGCTCTTGATTTTGGGGAGGATAAATCTTCTTCAGGAGGTGATTTTACCATACAGTTTCCTGCAGCAAGTGCAAGCGCTGCAATAATTCGTATTTCGTAGTTATGTTTAAGTTATGGCAAGTCTGAGCGGTTGGGGACGCAGTACTTGGGGATCAGGCGCATGGGGGGCAAGCGCTCCCGTAGCTGCTACAGGTTTAGCGGGTACTACGGCTCTAGGTTCGGTTACAGTTGTTGTACATATTACTGCTCCTGTAACTGGAGTGGGAGCAACAGCAGAAGTAGGTACCGAGGCGGTCGTTTTTGGAGTTACGGTAGCACCTACCGGCGTTAATGCGACAGGAAGTATAGGTAATGTTAATATTTGGGGGCGTGTAGATACTAGTCAAACACCAAATTGGGCGGCTATAAGTACTTCACAAACACCAAATTGGGAAAATGTTAGTGCGCTTTAACTATATAAATATTACTATGTTAGGGTAATATTTACTGTGTGAGGTTAGATTATGGCAACTCAGTATACTACTAAACTTAAATTTGCTCTTCCTACTCAAGGAGAGCTAGATGGATCATGGGGTACAACTGTAAATAACAATATAACCTCTATGATAGAAGAGGCTATTGCTGGGTACAGTACCATTAATTCTTGGAGTTCTAATTCTCATACCCTTACAACCGCAGATGGTACTACCGCAGAATCCCGAGCGGCGATGCTTAGTCTTACCGATAGCGGCGATCAGTTAGGTAGTAATGCTGCTACAGTTATATGCCCCGCTTTATCCAAAGTTTATATAGTAAAGAACGCTGTAGGACAAAATGCCACTCTAAAAACATCTTCTGGTACCGGTATAGCGATTCCTAACGGTAAAACTATGTTGTTGTATTGTGACGGTACAAATGTAGTAGAGGGTGTAGATTATATTGCTGCAGCTCTTACTACCGGAAGTACTATAACTTCTACAGGAGATATAACTGCTTCTGGAGGTACTCTTGGAGCTACGGGCGACACTGCAGCAGGTGATGATGCAGCCGTTGGTTATACGTCAGCAGAAGGTCTTATTCTCACAGGTCAAGGTTCTACTAACGACGTTACGATCAAGAATGATGCTGATGCTGATGTTTTGGTTATTCCAACAGGCGCAACCAATGTAGATATTGTTGGTGTAGCTACCGCGACAACGTTTGAGCCAGATGGCGATACCGCGGCTGGTGATAATGCGGCTATTGGTTATACGTCAGCCGAAGGTCTTATTCTCACAGGTCAAGGGTCTACCAACGATGTTACGATTAAAAACGATGCCGATGCCGATGTTTTGGAGATTCCCACTGGGGGTACAAACGTTACTGTAGTTGGAGACGTTACAGTAGGAGGAACTCTTGGTGCTACAGGCGATACTGCTGCTGGTGATGATGCAGCAATCGGGTACACTTCGGCTGAAGGTATAATTATAACGGGCCAAGGTTCTACCAATGACGTTACGATTAAAAACGATGCTGATGCTGATGTAATAACAATCGCAACAGGTACTACTAATGTAGATATTGTTGGTGTAGCTACTGCGGCAACGTTTGAGCCGGATGGTGATACATCCGCTAGTGATAATGCAGCAATAGGGTATACCTCTCCC